ATATCAGGCTCTGTCATCGCCTGCATGTCTACGTTGGTGAAGCCGGGGTGCTTCCTACCGCCACTACCGAGATTCAGTTTCAGGCGTTATCCTTGTTATTGTGCCGCAGCCGGCACAGCCTTCGCCACACTTGCCAGCGCGGGTGCAGCCTCGATCAACTGCTGCGCCTGCTGCTGCTCGGCGCGTTCCGCTCTCTTGGCGTCGACTTCATCCTGCGATCGCGTCCACGCCACCGGCGCCCCCTGGATGTCGAGGATCTCGGGCGTCGCCACGTCGAAGTTGAAGTAGTCCAAGGGCGTCACGTCCCCCGTCATCTTGGCGTAGTTCGCCGCGGAGTCGAGCGCCCGCATGAAGCCAGCCGCTTTCTCGGCGCGCTGCATGCGCGACATCGGGGAGTCGTATTCGATGCGGTACTCGGCCGCCGCTTCCCGCAGGATGGACGGCATCTGGGGCATCAGCCCCTGGCGCGCGAGCAGGTCGATCTCGCGCTCGATCAGCGGCCCCAGGAATTCAGCCTGCAGCCGGCCCGCGGTGGGCGCGAGCAGCATGCCCTTCTCGCGGGCGCGCTCGAGGACTTCAGTCGCCGTCATCTGCGGCGTGTCGATCAGGATCTGGAAAAGCGTAATGAGGAAGGCATCGTTGATGACCGCCTTCTCCATGTCCATCAGCTTGTCGCCGATCGCGAGGTTGCCCGTCGGCAGAACGTCGATCAGCTTCTTGCCGTCCTTGCTGATGCCGCCCGCGTTGAGCGCGCCCGCCTTGAGACTGAAATTGGCGAGGTTGCCGTCGTCGTGCGCGAGCAGCACCGGGTCCACGATCCGATGGCCCTGCTTCAAGATCGTTTTCTTTTCCTCGTTCAGCACCTTGATCGCGGGCAACACCCACTGCGCCGGGCCGCGACCGTATATCTCGCCCGAGGACTGCGTGTACCGCGCCACCGAATACGGGAAGCTGTGGTAGCCCCCCTCTTTCATCGGGGTCTGCGTCTGGATGTGGATGTAGATCGACGCGAAGGGCATGCCCATCTTGTCCACCCGGCCCGGGTCGTAGTCCGTGCGCGGGAAGACGGCGTGCAGGATTTCCTCTTTCTTGTCGACCAGCAGAGGGTTCTTCGCCATCGCCTGCGTCGCTTCGGGGGCCGCAGCCCCGAACTTCTGCACGATCTGGCGCGCAGTCATGTAGAACACGCGGTAGATGGTGTCCACCACCCCGGCGTGGTTGTCGACGAAGTACGTCTCGGCGATGTGGATGTTGCGGTAGCGCAGCCCGCGCGTGTGTTCAGGCTGGTCGATGTAGAGCACGCCGTTGCCGTAGACACCCAAGCCGAGGTAGACCTGCTGGCTGTTGCCGACGAAGTTCGCGACCGGCCGGTAGCGGTAGTTGAACAGCGTCTCGCTCAGTTCGTCGAAGAACTGACGCACTGCCCGGTTCTTGCGCAGCATCCGGTCCACCGGCTTGAGCAGATGCCAGATGCTCGACTGCGGAGTAACCAGGGATTCGATCACGCTCGAGAACCGCTGGGCGGCAAAAGCCGCCGTCGAGTCGAACTGCTGTTCGGTCTTCTTCTCGCCACCGCCGCCGACGAGGTTCGACTGGCGCGACAGAAACGAATCCTTGTGCGCGGGCAGCACGCGCACCGCAGCTTCCTCCCACTGATTGTCCCAACTGAAACGATCAGCGCGAAGGGCCTGCAGCCGCTGTAGGTGGTGCTGCGTGAGCTCGCTCACGACTTACCCGAGCAGGGTCCGAGACGCCCGCTTCGCTTTTGGAACCTTGTACCCCAAGAGGTCGGCCTCGTTGTCGCTGCGCGTGACGCCGGCAGCCGCGGCCCTGGAACTGAGCAACTGCTCGCGCGCCTTGAACTGCGTGGTCTGCACTCGCGTCTCGACGTCCTTGTTCCCGGGATCTTCGGCCGGGGCCGCAGCTGCTGGCGCGGCCTCCGTCGACGGCGGATCGTCCTTGACCCAATTCTGGACGCCGATCTTGAGTGGATCGAGAATCTTCGCTACGCCTTTGCTCATTTTCCCCCCACTTTCAGTCTCACTTTGCTCCGGGCCTTCGCCCGCGAATTCATCCTCGCCCGCTCCACCTGGAAGAACCCGCGGTTCAGCGGCACGACCCCTTCGCGCGCCACAGGCGCCTCGAACTTCGCGGCGCGTGCGGCGATCTTTTCCGGGTCAGGTCTGCCCCGGCGCCTGCCCGGCAACAGCCCCGATCCGCCAAGGGTCACTTCGCTTTTCCCGCCGAGCATCAGCCCCCCAGGACGCGCGCCGCTTCCCGGCGCCGCTGCGACTTCAACCCGACTTCCTCCTGCTCGTCCATCGCGATCTTCATCCCGGCCACGATGGTCGATCGCCGGCCGCCGACGTTCTCACCCGCGGTCTTGGCGATCGCGGCGCGCTCGGCCGCCGCGCGCTGCCTCTCGGCGTCGACGTTGTCCGAAGCCGACGGTGAAGCCGGCGCGTACACGACTTGGGGCGCCTTCGGTTTGCTGAACAGTCCGGCCACGGTGATTTCCTTGGGATAGTCTACCACCTAGCCAAACATCCCCGCGTCCGCCCCTTCGGCGATCCGCACCACACCCCCGCGCGGCATGTCCCGCCCCCGCGGCGGATTGACCTCGAAAGTGCAGGCCAGAGCGTCCGCGTCGTCAGGTGAGGCCACGCCCCGGCGCTTCATGTCGTCCTTCGTCTCGAGGATCTTCTTGCCTTCCTCGCGCCCGCTCCACCGCCAGCCGCGGTCGGTCAACTGGTGCGATAACGTCCCCTTCGCCCCGTCGTCCTTCTCGATCATGCCACCTGGCAACCAGTCCCTGACCTTCGCCCATATCTCGATCGCGTGCGTGGCGAAGTCGCTCGACTTGTCGTGCGCCGTGTCGCCGAACTTCACCTCATGCAGCCGCCCGTAGGTGCGCTTCCTTTTCAGGACGTCGATGACGCCAGTCCCCATGCCGAAGTCGATGCAGATCGCGTCGGGCCGGTACTTCTGATCGAGATCGAGAACATCCTGCGCAAGCTGCACGTTGTCGTGCCCCTCCCAGACGCCGCGCGTGGCCGCCCCGCAACAGTCGCGCGCGTTGCGCCCCTGCCGGAATCTCCACGCAGTTCTCCCACGTGGAGCAGGATCGACACCCAGGATCAAGGGCTCGCCGTAGTCGCGCGCCAGATCGTTGCCTTGCGCAGCACGCACGCAATCCCACGGGATGAACTGGTCTTCGCTTGTCCTCGGCGCGAGGCCCATGATCTCGACACGCACGAAGTCCGAGTCGATCCCATACCGGCGGATCTGGTCTTCCACCACCGCCTGATCCACGTTCGCCAGGCCGCGCGTCGAGAGCGTGCGCGTGCGCCAGCCGTAGCCCGCTTGCGGGTCGTTGAAGATTTCGTAGAAGCGACCCTGGCGGTTGCGCATCTGCGAGGCCGCCAGCCAGAATCGGTAGGCGTTGATCTCGGTGAAGAATCCCTCGGCTACCTCCCAGATGCGCGAATGTATACCCGCGGCTTCATCAAAAAGCAAAAGCATGCCGTAGGGGTTATGAGCGCCCGCGAAGGAATCGGGATTTTCCTCGCTCCACGTCTGCCCCGCCACGTACCAATACTTCGGATCGACGCCAAGGCCCCCTTCCTCGGGGATCTTCTTCACGAGCTCGATCAGCCAGGGGGCGGGAGAGATCTTCAGCGACTCGATCGTGAACCAGTGCGCGTTGATCGCCGAGCCAAACCAAACGGAAAACTCCGGAAACGTCTTCGTGCGAAGCTGCGTCTCGGTGTTCGCCGCCACGATCGTCGGGGCGCCGATGCGCGTGCTCATGTGCCAGTGCGCGATCATGCCCATCAGCGCCGACTTGCCGGGACCGCGACCGCTCGAGATGGCTTCTTTCCACACTTCGAGGGGCAGGCCGTTCTCGAGCGCGAAGGTCTGACGACAGACGTGCTCGCCGACCAACTGCAGTTCTTCGAGTTGCCAGGCGCGCGGGCCGTCGAAGTGCTCGAAGGGCGTGCCGGCGCGGCCCCAAGGATAAGCCCAATGCACGAAGCCCACCGGATCGTTGCGCAAAGACAGCGCGGTGGTCAGAATTTCAGTCTCGTGTTCGGCCGAGCCTAGCATGTGTGGTCCTAGTGTACCGCGCTCCTACAGAGCGCGGGGACGCTGACGGACGAAAACACTACGAAAATGGACGTTTCCGGACAAAAGCGGACGCCAAAATTATTCAGAATTATTTTTGCAGCAGGTGTGCGGTGGCGGCCCTGACCACCCCTCGCAGGGGTTTTCGCGCCCGCTTCCGCCCCCTACCCCTCCCTACCCTCCCCCTCGCGCGTTTTTGCCCACTCAATCAAGGACTTGACTCGTTTAACATAATGCACATTGGACGCTATTGCACTGCACCAATCCTGTCACATCAACGCCTTACGCTCGATCGCTAACGTGCGTTCTCACAGAATCGGGCATTGCTGCACTGCAACCGATTACATCAAGTCGGCCAGCGCGGCCGGCACCAGCACGGGCAACGAGTCGCGGATCACTTCGCCTGGTAGAGCTCGCGCTTGCGCCGCGGCTAGCCTACGGTTGGCGTCAGCGATGATAGCTGTCAGGTCCACGCTGCGCACGTTCAAATCAATCTGAGTCTTCTCGCTGTAGACCCTCGGGTTGCGGCGCGACGCGAGCCAAGTGAGCGCCTGGAACTGCACTCGTGCGGCTTTGGGGTCGCCTTCGAAGTTACCTGAGGCTAGATCCTGGACCTGATCGAAGAAGGCGTCCGCGCTCGCTTCGCGCGCTTCGTCCCACTCTTTGCGCGCGTTCGGCGTGCTCGCTAGATAGGCGCGCAGCATCTCCCTGCTGAATCCTGCGGCCTTGATCGTTTGCCCAACCTGCTCGCCCGCTTCAATCTTTGCCAGCATTGGCCACCAAGCGGCCGCGATGAGTTCGCGCGTCGCCTGACTGATTCTCGACTGTGCCATGCTTTCAGTGTAGCAGGGCTTACGCGGCAGCTATGGCGCCCGCTGCGATCGCACGAGTCAGGCGCGCGCCGCGGCAAGAGTAAGCGGCGCAAGGCCGGCACCAGCCGGTGCAAGGCCAGCGCCAGCCCTCCGGGTCTTTCCTTGATCTAGCCAAGGGGCGCCATAATTATTCCCGTCCGTTCCATTCGGTCATCGTCGGTTTATCGTCCCTATAGGGAGGGACGACAAAACCGGACGCTATGACAGCGTCGGGTTTTTGTCCGGTTTTGTCCGTTTTCGTCCGCGAAAACGCACCTAACCCATTGATTATGCGCCCCTTGGCAAACACATGACAATAATGGACGACTGTTTTAGTCGGGTATTGTTTGACGCGGGCTGATTCGTTCATAATCAACGACTTACATACGATCTCGCGGACGAAAACGGACGCCTGTCATAGTGTAGGCGTTCTGTAAGTGAGCACTAACTCACTGACGCTTTCGGAGAATTAACCAGCCGATAAACGGCACTTGACAGCGGGTTAATTATGCCTTAACGTCCCGCACATGACTACTAAACACTCGCATCGCTTGATCTTCGGCCGCCGCGTCAAGGACTGCCTACGCTGCACCGAGCTCAACGCTGGCGCCAAGCCGGTGCTGTGGCATGCCGCGCAGGCTCAAGCCGCGGATGCGCGCCACCTGGCCGCGATTCGCGCCCACGATTGCAAAGCTTCCCGCTGCGGTCCGGTATGCACCGCGTT